CATTAGTTCAATTTGGTTTGATGTGACATCATCAATCAAATTTGTAAAAACTTTGGCTGTTGTGTTTGAACCTTCAATAATTTTCATTTCGCTTCTCCCATCTTAACTTCCTCTTTTCTTGGTCTCATAACCTCACCTCGTCTCCAATTTTCAAAAATTCGTAGTTGTCTTGCGATACTACGAAAATGCCGTAGTTCTGTATTGTGACTGTGTGCAGGTCGCCAATCTTCTCCTTGTGGACGACTCTGCCTTTGATTTCTGCGCCTTGATTATCAGCTTTATAGACGACAATCGGGCGCTTTTTTTCTAATTTCTTAATATGGATACTCTGCCAGACATTCAATCCAGCAGATAGAAGAATCCAGATTGCTATGAATCGTCTCATGTTACCTCCTCGAAATAAAATTTTCCGTTGAATGGTTCGATTTTGATGATTCCATAATCTAACCCAAGTCTTGCTATAAATGGCTTACTGATTCTCTCGTGCAAGGTAAACATCTGCTCTCTGAATTCATCTAACAGAAGAGTAGATTTGTAGAAATTACATTGATAACAAGCAGGCATATAGTTTTCAAAACTATCTTCTCCACCTCGATAGTGAGGATGCAAATGATCCACTCTCAAAGTTTTCAAATCCAAAATCTTGCCACAATATGCACAGTGACCACCGTATTTATCCAAAACTTTTTGTCTAGTGGCTTTAGATATGCTTTTTCTTCGTTTCAATCTGTGACCTCCTTGATTTTATCTTTTAGATTTCCTTTTGCCGATTAGTTCAACTAAACTTCCTACAAGGAATACCAACCCTCCAAAAAGGAAAGAATGCACTAACAAAACTGGTATTAAATAAGGTTTGATTGGAAAAATTGAAAATACCCATGTAAAATACCATTCAATAAGCCCGCAAATAGCAAGAAAAACGACTGCAGCTGTTGATAACATCAATGTTACTGCTCCAATACCTTTTAGAAAGTCACTCATCTTTCACCTCCTCGATCTTGATTCCTGGGCAATCGAATACCCATCCGAAGCCAGCTTTTTCTAGTTCTTTTTTAGTAACTTTATAATTCCCAGCTGTTATATCTTGACTAAAATAAAGAATACTCCCTGATTGCGATTTGACAAAAGGCTGCCGTTTTTTTAAAGTCACCACATACCGCTTTTCTTTCTCGACCTCGTAACCGAATTGGTGCATGTTGACGAGGGTTTGAAACGGCTTGGTATTGTCATCAATTAGCCACTCAATAAACTCGATTGGATCATTTTCTGTGCAAGGTTCAGATAGCGATTCTATGAACCGGAATAATTTGATTTCAAAGTCATCTTTATTTTCCTCATACCAATCCGCCACAAACTGTTTAACGACTGGTTTGTTCAATTCTTGCCGAATCTTATCAGCATCTTTCAATTGATTGCCCACCCATGCTCCATCAAGTTTTCCTTGCTCGTAGCCCTCACGCCATTTTGCATGACTGAAATCCTGTTCAAATTCACCCATGATGGCCTTTAGCCAAACTTCACGATCATGCAGTGGCAATTCTCGCAATCTTGCTAGTATATTCTTGACATAACGAGGCGCTTGCTCTGCTTGGCCTGCTTGTGGTTCGTCAATTTGATTAACAATCTGCATAACGTCCGCAAGTTTTAAATCATCTGGTTTAGTGTCCAATTTTGCAAACGCTAAATTATGTAATTTCTGCTTTGCTTCTTCTTTATTCATTTTCCAGCTCCTTTAACTTATCTTATGGCTTTCCAGGTCTCCAAATTCGTGACCATGGCTTACGAAATACGAACCAATCAGGATCGCATCAGCCTCGTCATCTTTGACGTTCAGGTTGAACGTTTCGGACACCTTAGCAACGGCCTGCAGCTTCATAGACTTCTTGCTACGGTCTTTGTAGCTGAACTTCCAGTATTTGCGCCATGTCGACACGTTCACGAAATACACATTGTCAGCAATCAACCGTCCAATGATGATGCCTGTCACAATTCCAATACTGATCATAGATTGTTGATTTGGTCCCATGACTGAGTTTTTCTCGACCACAATCGATTCAAAATGGCAGTCGTACTTCTGGAGCGCTCTCGATTGAATCGCTCTTAACTCGCTAGCCATGAAACGTCCACGTTCAAAGAATGACTTGCTTTTATGTTTTAAGACACCACTCTCGACAAGGATAGAACCTTCAAATAAGGCCCATCCTGTCGCAGTAGTTGAAATGTCTAACGATAATGTCAGAGATTTCATTGCAACTCTCCCTTGATTCCACAGAGGTCAAAGAGATTGCGCTTGTTGTTCTCGATGAACTCAAAGAATTTCTGAAGTTCGGCCAAGTGGCGTTTTTCTCTCTTGACTCCAAGGCTCGTATGATACTCTGTCGGCGTTTCCGGTGTTACCCTGATGTCTAGCCAGTAGAGTGGCTCGAACACGTCGCCGTTTGTATCAAGAGAAGTATCTGCGTCCGTATTTCTGAAATGCATCTGCATATCATATTCAATCTTGTTTGTAATCGTGATGTTCTTATCTACGATTTCTAGTGTGATACTTGTTCCTGGGATGTCGATTTTATTTAGCATTTATTTTTCTCCTTTATGCGTGTTTTGTATTTTTGTTGATTTCTACCAGCCATTGTTCTGCAGCTTGCCGGATATTCTCCGGAGCCGATAAATTGTGCTTGCCTCTGATTTGGATAATCCGTCCTGATTGGTATTCCATAGTGAAAAACGGCTTGTCTGGTTCATCTTTTGACCTAACGAATATGATTGTTGTTTTGCCGTTTGCATGATCTTGAGTATATCTAGCACTTCCAACACAATGAGATAGCGCCTTTCCTTCCAAAATCAATTCTCCCGAATTATACGCTGGCTTAAAGAGATACTGGTCAATAACTTTCTCATACTTGACCAAAGTCTTTTGACGCTTCTCGAACTTGCGCTGTTCGATTTCGCTTTTATGTTGTATAAGTAGCTTAACCGCATTATCATGCGCTTTGACTAAATCCTTCGGCATGATGAGATTGTCGGTATCGATAGGAATATCAAGCTCGTTCAGCATGCTGATATAGTCTACATAGTAGTCAAAATTGACTTTATTTTTTAAGAACCAATTCTGGAATCTGTTCATTTTGGCTGCTTTCGGTATTTTGTTGATGTCTTGATAAGTCAAGACTTTTTCAATTCCAGGAACAAGCGTGCCACCTCGTGCTTTGATGCGACGTTCTAGCTCGTAATCTCTGAAAGACCTATCTGTATTTTTGAAAAATCGCTTATTTTCATGAAGCCATTTTTTTGTAATAACTCGGCAGTCAACCGCTTTTCTTGCATGCCATCCGTCATAATCAATAACATCATAAGCAAGATCTGTGGCCATTCTCCAGGCATTTATTTTCTGCAAAAACTCGATTTCGGAGCGGTATTTATACATGTGTGGCAAATGGTAATAGCGCATCCCTGAAGGGAATTCTAAATACTTCAATTCAGAAATATCTCGAATCTTATTCTCCCAATTATTCTCAAAAAATATTGTTCCTGAATATGCCCCTTGACCTGAAAAATTGGGAGTCAGGCCAGGAGCGTAGACTCCGCATCTCTCAGTTAATTGTATAACCTGGTTTTCGCTCATCTGTTCAAAGTTTGTCAGTTGCATCCTGATAGATTGCTTGCCGTTTATATATTGCGACCAGAAGCCGTAAGATTGAATTTCAATCCGTTTACGCGTCACGAGGACAATTGCGAAACTGTGGAATTTATCATAAAAATCCAACCTGCTCGACTTTGTCAGCCGTTTTTCAATAATTCTGCAGTCTGTTCGATCGCTCTGAATTGTTTGAGATTTGTTAGACCACTTGATGGTCGGAATCTGCGAATAGCACCAGTCGAAGAATTTTTGGGGCGGTTTCAAACGCCCATCAATTATTTTTTGATTTTTTGTCATGCTAATTCTCCGAATAAATCGAGCTGACCGTCAATAACATTTTTCTGTTTTTTGACTTTTTTAGATTTTGGTTTTTCAGGTTGTT